CTCACATCTTTTTGGAAAAGTTTTGGTGCTTCAGACACAACACCTAAAACTGATATTTTAATAGGTAATAAAAGACTTTCATTAAAAATAGGTTTAGCACAACTCATGTCTGGTGGCCAAGCAGAATCAATGGCAACATTCTATGCAGCTTTAAATTCAACACCAGAACTAAAAACAGAACCACAATTTGAAAAAGTAAATGAAGTATTTGAGTCATTTGTAAAAAGTACACTTGCTCCAAGTAAACTCAGACCAATAATTAAAAAAGGTAATAATCCAGTAGTAAATGCAGCTGAAATTGCACATAAAAATTGTATGAAAGAATTAGGATTGTTGTTTGAACAAAGTGCAAAATTTAAAATTGCTTTTGCAAGAGAAGCAATGTCTGGTTATGAAAAGTATGGTTCTAAAAGTAATTCTGCAGCTGAGTTTATGGTTGTTGCAACCCATGATGGTTCTAACGTATCAATTCATAGTATAGATGATGATGCATATTGTGAAAAAATTGCAAATAAAATGAAGTTGCAGGCAAGATTTAAAACATCTGGAAGAGTCTTAACATCATTTAAATCTGGTTCTAATCCAAAAGGAAAAACAGGAGAGTATAATTTTTGGTCAGTTGTATCTTTAATTGTTGATGCAATGGAAACTGAAAGTGAATCATTAGATGAAGGATTTTTAGATAGAATGAAGAAAAAAGTTAAATCAATTGCATCAAAAGTTATAAGTGGTGTGAAAAACTTTCTTACAAAAAAAGTATCTAATCTATTTAAGTTTTTAGGTGCGATACCAAGTATATCTGTATCTAAAAGGATAAATTTTAAATGATTAGTTTCGCACAAACATTAACAGAGGATAAAGGTGGTAAGAATTTACACCTAGAACATCTGGAAGATGAAATCATTAACTTTGGTGTTGATGGTGGTAGGGCTGCAATCAACTTTCTACGTTCATTGAGAGATATGTTGGCAGGTGCAAGTCGTAGTTCTGTAAACATGACTGTCAAATGGGATGGAGCTCCTGCTATCTTTGCTGGTATAGACCCAGAAGATGGTAAGTTCTTTGTTGCAAAGAAATCAGTATTCAATGTTAATCCTAAACTATACAAGACAGAAGCAGAGATAGATGCAGATTTATCAGGTGCGTTAGTAGGTAAATTTAAGATTGCACTCAAAGAGTTCTCTAAACTAGGTATCAAAGGTGTTCTACAGGGTGACCTTATGTACACAGATGATGTAGATACAACAGACATAGACGGAGAGAAGTATTATACATTCCAACCTAATACAATTGTATATGCAGTTCAAGTAGATTCAAAGTTAGGAAAAATAATAAAGACCTCAAAGATTGGTATCGTATGGCATACAACATATACAGGTGATGCATTACAAGATATGAAAGCTTCTTTTGGTGCAGATATTAAATCATTATCTAAATCAAGTTCTGTATGGATGGATGATGCAACATACAAAGATGTATCTGGTAAGGCTACATTTAATGCAAAAGAAACAGACAAAATAACTGCAATACTATCACAAACTGGTAAAACTTTTCAAAAAATTAATTCAGGGGCCCTTACTAAGTTTCTTAAACTACAAGATAGTTTAACTGGTGTATTAGCAGGTGCATCATTAAAGACTTATAATAACAGTAAAGTTAGGGCAGGACAGAAGATATCTAATCCTAATAAACATGCTGTTGGATATGTTAGATGGGTAGATATGTCTGTTCAGAAACAGATTGATAAGGTTAAAACTCCTGCTGCTAAGAAAAAATATACCAAGATACAAAAAGAATATATGAGAGAGTTTAGTAAACTTACAAATACTCTTATAACAGTTATCACATTCCAAAATTTATTACTAGATGCTAAGACGCAAATTATAAATAAACTAAATAGTGTAAAGGGTCTAACTGATACATTTATCAAGACCTCAAATGGATTTAAAGTAACAAACCCAGAAGGTTATGTTGCAATTGATAGAGTAAGTGGAAACGCAGTTAAACTTGTAGACCGTATGGAATTCTCGTTTAATAACTTCACAGCTATCAAATCATGGGATAAGTAATTGAGAAATTTTTCTGACATAACAGAAGCAACTGGTAAGATTGTATTTACGTTTGGACGTTTCAATCCACCTACGACTGGCCATGAGAAACTTATCACTAAAGTTGCATCAATTTCTGGTTCTGACCCCTATAGAATATATCCATCATTAACACAGAATCCAAAGAAAGACCCATTACCTCATGCACTAAAAGTTGCATACATGAGAAAGATGTTTACTAAACACTCAAAGAATATTATTGCAGATAAGAAAGCTGTAACTGCTATAGATATTGCAGTAAAACTCTATGATGAAGGTTTCAAAGATTTAGTCATGGTTGTTGGTTCTGATAGAGTAAAAGAGTTTGATAGTTTACTTAAAAGATACAATGGTGTGTCTGGTAAAAGACATGGGTATTATAAGTTCAATACAATAAGTGTAGCATCTGCTGGTGAACGTGACCCAGATGCAGAGGGTGTTACTGGTATGTCTGCATCTAAGATGAGAGCAGCTGCAGTAGAAGGTGATGAAAAATCTTTTGCAATGGGTGTACCTAAAGGTTTTAAAGATGTAAGTAAACTATTTCAAGATGTTCGTAAGAACATGGGTATTCGTGAAGATAGAGATATGGGTTCTATGACAGACTTTGAGAGTGTGCGAGATGCATACCTAGTAGGAAAAGTGTGGAACGTAGGAGATTTGATAGAAGCAAATGGTGTAACAGGTATCATTATTCGTAAGGGAACTAACTATGTTTCTTACAATGATGGTAATGGTAAAGTACACAAAGCATGGTTGCATGACATTACATTAGATGAAAGAAACTATGCAAAAGAATATGCAAACTATCAAGGAACACCAGAACAGATTGCAAGACGTTCTTCAAGGAACAAAGCTCGTAAGATTATGGGTGATAAAGCAGTTAAGGGTATGGACGTTGGACATAAAGATAACGACCCTCTAAACAATGACCCAAAGAATTTAAAGATGGAAGACCCTTCTAAGAATCGTAGAGAACCTAGATTAAGAGAAAAATCTGATTTAGATGAAATTCCTATGGCATTATTAAAAGTTAAAAATGCTATCAGTCAAATGACGCACCCTAAAGGGTACGAGGATATGGTTAAACAATATGTACGATATATGAATGAACCAAAACCTTATGCAAGTAAAGGTATTGTAATCGGTGATATTGCAAAACAACGCAGAAATGTAGATATAAAAAGTTTTGCACAATACATTAATAAACTAGTTTCTAAGGGTAAACTACCAAAGAACTTAGCTGCAAACTTTGATATTGTTTCTGAGGTTAAACAAGACCCAGATATAGAAGATAGTAAGGGAACAGAACCAGCAAAGTATTATGCAAAAGATTCTGAAGGTAAAGGAATGTCAGTTTCAACAAAGAAAGCAAGAGATACTCACTTTACAAAAAAGAAGAAAGGCCCTGCTCCAGGCGATGCAGATGCAACAACTAAACCATCTACTCATACTAAAAAGTTCAAAAAGATGTATGGAGAAGCAAAAGCAGTTGCTGGTGGTAAAGTTCATAAGTTTATTAAAGGACACAACTTACCAATTGATGGTAAAAAATATAAAGAGATTGAATTTGAAACTAAAGGTATAGACAACTCAAGTAAAACTGTTAAGTTAATGGTGATACACCCAAAAAAAATATTTGGAAAAGAATTTAATGTACCTTTTAAAACATTAAGAATGGGCCCGTTTACAAAACTAGATATTCCTAATCAAATGGAAGTATTGAGTAAAGGTGCAGATCAGGGAGATTACATTGATGATTTCGCAAAGTCTGATGCACCACAGTTTAAGGGTAAGTCTAAAGAGAAACGCAAAGATATGGCAATTGCCGCATTTAAATCAAAGGAAGAATCCATGATTGTAGAAAATGAAGGTTTAAAAAACAAAGCAGAGAAATCTGGTATATCTTACAGTATTTTAAAACAGGTATACAATAGAGGATTGGCTGCATATAAGGGTGGACATAGGCCTGGAACTACTGCACCACAATGGGCAATGGCAAGAGTTAATTCATTTATAACAAAGGGTTCAGGAACTTGGGGTAAAGCAGATAAAGACCTTGCAGATAAAGTCAGGGGTGAAGCAGTAAATCCAGCACAACAAGCTGCAATCGCAATATCTAAAAAGAAGAAGGCAGATGGTAAATCTGTAAATGAATGGTTTGAAGCAAATACAACTAGAGCAAAGTATCAGTTACAACACGGAGATAACTGGTGGTGGAAGATGAACGAAACACATGATGCAATGTTAGAGAAACTTGGATTGTGTTGTGATGATTGCATAACAGAAGAAGAGTTGCCTTGTCCACCAGCAACAAAAGATGTTAAAATAAATACAAAGAACAGAGATGCAACGATTAAAAATCACAACTATGGCCCTTTAAATGTAGATGAGCCTGGTGATTATTTCGAGAAGGTTGCGAAGTACTGGAAGACAACAGAAGAAGCTGCAAAGAAATCATTGTGTGGAAACTGTGTTGCATTTGATATTTCACCAAGAATGAACGAATGTCTGCCTGGTGAAACCTCAGATGGTGATGGTGTACTAGGTTATTGTCATATGCATCATTTCAAATGTCATTCTGCAAGAGCTTGTCATACATGGGCAAAGGGTGGCCCAATCAAATCAGATGAAAAATCTTACGACTGGCAAAGTAGGGGACAAAAGGAAAGTGTTCAAGAAGCAGATGGCCCATGTTGGGATGGATACAAACAAGTTGGTATGAAAAACAAAAGTGGTAGACAAGTTCCAAACTGTGTACCAGAGGGAAATAATATTGATGAAGCTGATGATAAACTATTAGATGTCTTAAAGAAAAAACTTTCTGACGAAGGTGGTGCAGCTGGTTTTAAAGACTTAGAAGATGCTGCAGATAAAATGGGTGTTGATTTAACACCAGATATGTTGAAAAAAATGTCTGGTATAAAACAACATAAAGACGGTGATTATATATTAGAAAAAACAAAGTTAGCAAAATTCAATCAATTTGAAAGTATTAATGCGTGGGGTGAACTTCCAGAAGAAGATAAGAGTGGTAAAAAACTAAATAATCCTACAAGTGGTGATGTAAAGAAATATAAAGTTTATGTTAAGAACGACAAAGGAAATGTGGTCAAAGTAGAGTTTGGTGACCCTAACATGTCAATCAAACGAGATGACCCAGCGAGAAGAAAAGCATTTAGAGCAAGACATGGTTGTGATAAAGACCCTGGCCCTAAATGGAAAGCAAAATATTGGTCTTGTAAGTTTTGGTCTACCAAATCTGTAACAGACTTAATGAAAGGTTAGTAAGATGTCAAAATATATAGTAAACATGGCCGATCAGTTAAACTTGATTAGAGCAAATGCACAGGAAAAACTTAGAAAAGAAGCTGAGGTAGTGGTTGAAGTTGAAAAACCTTCTGCACTTCAAACAGCAGCTGTTGACTATCTTAGTAGAAAAGACGAACCTCACCCATTAAGTCAAAATAAAAATCTTAATGAAGAAACACTTGATGAAGGTAAAATGGATGGTGCTGCCAAAGATTTAGAAAAAGAAGCAAAACAAAATAAAGGTAGTATGGATGAGAAATCTTATAAGGTAATGGCTAAGTTAATGAAACAAGGTAATCCTAAACAAATACTGTCTTATTATAAAGGACTTGACACAGAACCAAGAGAACGTATCGCAATGATTTTAAAGAAAAATATAGGTGAAAAACAAGCAGGAAAAATATTATCTGTTTCATTTAGTAATAATAGAGAAGAAGTTGAACTTGATGAAAATGTTAATTCTGATATCAAAAAGATTTTGGATAAAGAGAAAATATCTTATAAAATACAAACATCTAAGCATCCTTTAGGTCAAAAAGGTATAATAACTGGTGTGTTTGTTCAAGCAAAAGATGAGAAAAAAGCAAGTATTGCTTTGGGAAAAATATCACCATATCCACATACCATAACAACACATGCAGAAGAAGTTGACCTTGATGAAATAGTACCAGCAATTATGGCAGTTGGTCGTGTTGCAGCTGCAGGTGCTGCCATAGGTTCTCAATCAAAAGAACAAAAATTAAATGCT